CCCCTGTTATGAAGTCTTCCCACCCGTCCCATAGGATGCGATTCGGTACGAAGAAATAGAATGTTTCGAGGTCGATATCGTCTACTGCGGGTGCTATCGGCGTCGCTAGGCGCGCCATGATGTTTTCCGTATGGCTCCATACGTCTCCAGGCAGCACTTCCTCGCACATGACCGGTATGAGGTCTGATGCGTCGAATGCCTGTTTTCTTGTCTGTCTCATCGCAAACTTTGACCGGGGTATATCCGCTCGCGGTACCGTTGCAAAGTTGTGCTGCCTGGCTGTTTTGTTTCTGTACATAAGCTTATTCCTTGACACCTTTTTTTGAGTGTGTATAATTTCTGAACTCTGTTCTCCGCTGTGCACATGTTATCCCCTTCTAGGGGATAACTTCGTGTGCAGCGTTCCTCTGTGTGTGACCCCCCCTTAATGGGGGGAGAGTCACACGCTTCCGCTCTTACTCTTCGCGCGTGCGTGCGCGTTTCGCGCGCGCGCGTGCGTCTGTTCTGCGGTTTCGTTCTTTGCTTTTTTCCTTCTGTTGTCTTTGATTTGTTCTAGTCTCCTTTGATCTGTTTTGCCGAGCCACGCATCGTAGTATTTAGGAGGTTTTTGCGGTCGTCCGTTCACGACGACCCTGTCGTGGGCATATACCTGCTTTCCGTACTTTTCTATCCACGTTTTACCGATTGCAGGATTGAGGCTCATGTATGCCCGAGGCTGTTCTATCGCTACGAGCTCCCCGGTGATCGGGTCTATTCGCACGTAGCGTTTTTCCCCGTTTAATTTTTTGGTGACGTAGGAGGCCGTATAGGCCGCTGTCTGATAGTTCAGGGTTCCTACGCTCACATGTCCTTTTCCCCAGGCGTCCATCAGTAGCTGATTTGTCCATAGACGGCTGGGTTCTTCTCGCAATATCAGCCTGTGCGCTGTGAAGGCGTGGCCGAACACGCACGCGTGATAGTGCGGTCTTTGGGTTGCGTCTCCGTACTCGCCGACGGCGAAGTACCTTAGCTCCCCTATCTCTTTTCGCAGCCTCTTCCAGAATGGCTGCATGTCTCCCCTGTAGTTGAGGCTGTTGTCCTCGGGGAGGTGTTCCTCGTCATACGTCAGTGTTATGAACGAGTTGTATTCATGGTTTTGGGCTTCGTGCGTGATTCGCATCGCCCATTCCTGTGCGCGCTTGATCCTGCAAAGGATGCATTGCCCGCACGGTATTTTTATCGGTGTGTATTGCAGCCCGTTTTTCGGATGCTTGAAGTGGACTCGGCCGCGGGCGCCGAGTCTCCAGGCTTCGAGTGGAAACTCGCAAGCCATTAGAGGCGGATTCCGCCCCTCATCACCGTGCCTGGGCTGTTGATCGCCCGGCTCTTATTGCGCCCCTTCTGGAAGCGTTTGCCGTGCTTCCTGGCGCTCATGTTTCGCCTTGCCATGCTTTTCTCCTTGGGCCCCGGTAGGGGGCCTTCGGAGTTTATGACCAGTTCCCTACTTGATGGTAACTGGTCTAGGTGACACCGTCTGACTTAGTCAGTTGTTGCCTTGTCAGCCTCTTCCAAGTATCCTGTCAGTCTCTGAATGTTCCGGCGTTCCTGGCCGAGCGTTTGTCGGTAGCGCAATCGCATCAGAGCGTTCCTGGGCTCCTCTCGGGCCTCCAGTAAGCGCAGGCGTACCTGGGCTCGTTTTAGGAGGTTCTCCGCCCACAGACGGCCTGACGAGGCTATCTGCGGTTCCCAGGAGTTCCTTGCAGGGCTGGATGTTTCCGTTTTCGATGATGATTCCGATTTTCCAGATTTCGAAGTGGTGCGGCGCTTGGGCGATTGCATCCATGTTTCCTTCTCGGTTGATTGCCGTCGCGAGTGCTCCCATGACTTCTTTGTCGGTGTGAGCCGCGAACGGGTGTAGGTAGTAGTCGATCAGTCGATCTCGTACTGCGTATATGTTCATTCTTTCGGTGTCTCCTGTTTTTTCTTGTCGTCGTCTTTCGGCGGCGCAAGTTTTGCGTTTATCTCTGCTGGCGTCAATGCCAGCAGTTCTGCGATCGGTATCCCGCGGAGTTGTTCCGGGAGCCGATCCTTGTTCGTCTTCAGCGAGTTCGCGAGCTCGATCATTCCCCTGAGGTCTTTCGGCAGTTCCGTGAAGTCCCCATACAGGGGCGGGTTTTTCGCCCCTGGTACTTTTCCGTGGACGAGGAACTGTCCTACGATTACGTTGATGTCGGTGTCTCTTGCCGCTCCCTGGTCTGTCAGGGACGGCGTTGTATCGCGAGTGATCGCGAGTTCTTTGTTCTTCTGCCAGTTCATGGTCTTCCGCCTAGGATCATTTTGATCCATTGTCCGATGCTCATTACCGCTTTTGCTGCGGGGCTTGCTTGCCCTACAGCTGTAAACCATTTCGCCATTGTTTCCTTTTCGGGTATATCGAGGCTTTGGATCAGCGTTTGCATCTCCGTGAAGCTGATCTGTTTTTCTGTTAGTCTGTTTGCCTGTTCTGCACTCGTAACCCTATAGCCGAGGGTCTTTTGTGCTACTTCTCGTTCTACTTCTGCTATTGATAGATTGGCGTCTTGCAGTTTGCGCGTTATTTCTGCGGTTTCTTTTTCTATGCGGGCGCGGTCTGTTTCGCTTTCTAGCTTAAGCATCGCATTCCATTTGTTCCTGTAGAAGGTTTCGGGGCCCCCTGTGAGGCCCCTTTCCTGTTCCATGTCCTCTGTGCTCATTCGAGCTTGCTTGGCTTCTTCGCCCACCTTGTCTGCGGTGTTGCTGGTGAGTTCTATGTTTGCCGCTTGCATTGCGGCGTTGGTCATTGCGTTGGGCAATGCCATTTTGGGGCTGATTGTCGCCGCGCTATTCGTCGGCGTTGATGCCCCTCCCTGGCTGTATGCGAGCATTGGGTTTAGTCCCGCGGCGAGCATGTCTGCGGTTCCTCGTTGATACGAGGTGTTTGACATTCTTTCCTCCCAGTCCCGGTTCTCCTTGTTTAACCGGATGTTTGTTTTGTTTGCGCTGCTTTGGGCTGAGTTCCCAAACAGTCCACCTATGAGGGCCCCTGCGATGGGGCCCAGTATTGCTGGAAGTGGCATGTGTTTTCCTTAGAAGTGGTCGATCAGTCCGGGTACTGCGTACGCCGGCATCAGTCGCGCGACTTGGCTGTCGTGCATGATGTCCATGATGATCTGTGCTGACCACTGTGCGTTTGGCGCCACTGCCAAACTTCTTGCCAGGGTTTCCTTTGTTTTGTCGGTGATGAACGCTGCGTTCAGCGCCGGTTCGCTGCCGAACTCTTCTGCGTAGTGCCACCAGTCGAGCGGCTGTGCCGCGGTGCTTCGCAGTACGCCTGTGATTTCGTTCGGCGTGTATCTATATTCTGCATGCCTTTCTTGGTATCCCCACGTGTCGATCGTCGGATCGTTTGTGGTGTTCTGATAGATTTCTTGTGTTGCGACGGCTTGCTCTCCCAGGTGTGAGAACACCGGGAAGTAATAGTCCAGTCGCGTGCTCCTTCTCCAGTGCCTTCTTGTTCCCTGCTGATACGTTGGCGTGGCCCTTACTGTGGCCAGTCCAATGATGTATCCGTGTTCTGTTGCACTGTAGGTGAAGCTTTTTCTGCTTCCTGATGCGTGCATCTCTGCCCCGAGGTTTCCGATGGGGCTTTCTGCTTCCGGGAGTGGTTCGGCGCCGTAGGCCGCCGTTTGTGCGACCGGGTTTACCGTGATCGGTATTTTGGATCCGCCCAGGTATTCGGGCCTCTGCGCTCGGAAGTCGGGTAGCCGAACTCCGAAGTGGCTTAACACCTGTTCTACGTAGCGTGATCCTCCCCTTGCGTCCCTTTCGAGCAGTCTTTGCGTTTGGAAGGCCAGTCTGATTGCATTGATTGTGCTTGCGGTTGCGGCCGACAGGTCCGCGTATAGCTGATGCGGTTGCCCTGAGGCGCTCAACGCTCCCCAGGTTGTTCCCAGTCCCGCTGTATTGCTTACGATCTGCCTTCCTGTGGTTGTTCCTTCTACGATTACCTGTGTGCTGTTGCCTGTGATGATTGCGTTGTCTAGCACTACGGGCGCCGATGTTCCTAGCGGCAGCTGTACGGCGTCCCCTTTCTGTGCGAACGGCAGTGAGCTTGTGAAGTAATCGTGTCTTTTGTTTACTCGGAGCGGTTCCTGTTGCCAGGTGGTCGCGACGGTTTCCTCGAGGTGGATTGCGTTGCTGGCGGAGCTCGTCCAGGCATCGCTCCAATCCCATTTTTCTTGGAGGTTTTGATCCCTGAACCATTCGTTCCATATCATGAAGTATGCCCATAGTGGGAATACTGTCAGCTGTAATACTGTGTCGCTGTACGTTTGAGGGAGAATCCCGAAGTGGTCAAATACTCCTCCTGCTGTTACTGAATAACTTCCTCCTGCGGAGTTTGTGTAGGGCTGTATTGTCGGCACCGTGAGGGTGTCGTCTGCCCCTGTTATGAAGTCTTCCCACCCGTCCCATAGGATGCGATTCGGTACGAAGAAATAGAATGTTTCGAGGTCGATATCGTCTACTGCGGGTGCTATCGGCGTCGCTAGGCGCGCCATGAT